CCTTGAAGGACTCGGACTCCTTGACGGCCACTTCGAGGGCGGCGGTCAGTTCGGCGAGCTTGGCGTCCTTGGACGCGGCTTCGACCTTGAGGCTTTCGAGTTCGGCAGAGACGCCGACCGTCATCTTTTCCACAGTCGTGCGGAGGTCGTCGCGTTCGGCGGTGAGGCCAGAGACGGCGGCGGTGGCGGCGAGGAGTTGCTCTTCGATGGTCATCTTGAATATGCTGTTTATGGAATTAGAACGAACGCAGGGCGTCGTTGAAGGAGTCAGCCAGACCCGTGACCAATCCCTGGGCGGCGGCCTGCTTGCCGGAGAAGACCTGGCCTTCCATGGCTTCGGCCTTAACCATCTTGCGCTTCATGTTCACGGCTTCCTTGAACTCGGCGTGGATCGTGTCGACCCCGGCCTGAAGGTTGCCGAGTTGGCCTTCGTCAAGGGACGTGCCTTCGATGCCGGCGCCCTTGAACTTGCCGGACTTGATGACGACCATTTTGATACCAGCCATCTTGGCGGCTTCGGAGTAGTCAGGGATGGCCATGTAGACGCCGATGCTTCCGACGGTGCTGGACGGGCTGGCGACTACGCGGTCGGCAGCGGAACCAATCCAATAGGCGGCGGACGCCATCTCGGAGTCCGTGTAAGCGAGGGTAGGCTTGCCGAAGTTGCGGACCTTGTTGGCGAGCTCTTCGACGCCGGTGACCGTGCCGCCAGGGGAAGAGATTTGCAGGGCGACCTTCTCGACCTCGGGGTTGGCGGCGAACGCGTCGAGGGCTTCGGAGACTTCGTTCACATCCACGGCGCCCATCATCTTTTCGAGGGGCGAGAGTCCCTTGCCAATCACACCGACGACCGGGATGATGCCGATGCCGTCGACGACGTAGGGCTTAGGGGCCACGCCGAAGAGCTGGGCGAGCATATCGGTGAAGCCGAACTTCTCGGCGAGGACAGCGTGGTCTTTCGCCTTGGTCGGGTCGATGAGGAGGGGCTCGCGGCCCGACAGTCCGTTGGTGAGGAAACGCATAATGAAATTAGGAAGCGGGTTGGTCGGGGGTCACGTCGGAGTCGTCATCATCGATGTCGTCCTCTGCGGGTTCAGCCTGCGGGGCTTCCGGGCCTTCCTCGACGTCCCCGCTGATCGTGCCGACCGGGGTGTTGGACGGACGGAACAGCAGTTCGAACGGGATGCCGTACTTGGCGGCCAAGTCCTTGATGTGGACCATGTCGGAAGCCCGCTTGTCCATCTCGGTGCGGAAGTCTAGGCCGCGCTGGGCGTAGAGTTCGGACATGGAGAGCAGGCCCATCTCTACGTCAGCCCGGTCGTTCGCGGCTTCACGGCCAGCGTCGACGGTGACAGACTTCGGAGTGGTCCAGGATACGCGGTTCCAATCCGGGTCGTCAGGGATTTCGCCGGCGGCGATGCCTTGGCCGATGATGTAACCCCACGTCGGGACGCAGAAGTTCTCGATGATGATGGACTGATACTTGGAGAAGACGCGGCCAGCCTTGGCGGTGATCAGGCGGACGGTGGCGCCGCCCAGCTTGGAGGAGTCGCCGACGAACTCGTAAGGCAGGACGCCCTGGGAGATGTCGCGTTCCAGCGCCGCGAGGAAGCCGGTGAAGGTGGCGTTGGGGCGGTTGCTCTGGAAGGACGTCATGCTCTCACCAGGTTCAAGAACAATCAATTTTCCGCCCATCGTGTTGGCGAGGTTGGAGTACGAAGAGCCACTGGTGTTGCCCAGTTCTCCGGCCATGTCAGAGTCAAGAACGCCACCTGCCTTTGTGATTACACGATTTACGTCACCGTTGTCCTTACACGCCTGTTTCTCCAGCGCTAGGAGTTCCATTTCATCCTGGATAGTGTTGACCGAATGTTGAAGCAGGGGTACGCCACGGGCGCCGGATGCGTACTCCTGGTCCACGACCATCATCATCGACTGGGCGAGGATCTGGCGGGACGAGCCGTCGGAACGGTAGATGTTGACGGCGATGTATTCGCCGAACGGACCGAATTGGATGCCGTCGTGCATACCCTCGGGCACCTTGCCTTCGAGAGGGTCGCCGACGCGGTGGGCTTCCATCAGCTGGAGTTTGGCCTCCCCGGCGCCGTTACGCACCTTGGCGGCGAAGGAATCACCGTCGCGGATCATGCCGCGGAGAAGGATGGACTGAGCCTGATAGAAACTAAAGCGGTTCGTGATGTCGATGCGCTTGGCCTTCTCGGCGAAGTAAGCCTCATAGCGTTCCTGCATCTCAGGGGTCGACGCGTGGCTCTGGGGCTTGATGCCGTCGCCCACGGTATAGAGGCAGATGTCGGCGAGGATTTGCTTGAACAGGCCGGAATTGCGTTCCGCCCAGCGGCACTTGCGGACCATCGTCAGGCGGTCGTAAGGGGTCAGGTCACGGCGAAGGTCACGAGGCTCGGCGCCGTAGGCCGCACGGCGGGCACGCGTCACGCCGATGCTCTGCCAATCGCCGTAGGAGGCTTGCGGCTGCGGGGCGGCGGCTGGCATGGCCTTGGGCGTCTTGGAGGGACGCAGGCTGACGGTCGGAATCTTCTTGCGGGTGGCCATGGAAAGTTAGTCCTGACGGTTCTGCCAGTCGGTCGAGATGATGGTGCGACGAGCGCCGTAGGTGGCAGGGTCGAGGCGGCTGAGGGCGAACAGGGCCTCGCTCAACATTTCTTTGGCGGGTAGAACCATCTGGCGGCTGGCACTCGAACCGCTGTCGCTGTAACTCATGAGAGTCTTTCCTTCGGTGATCATGGCGACCGCCTTGGCTTTGATGTCGAGGAGTTCGCACTCCGTAAGTCCGATAAAGAGTCCAGAGGCCATTTAGATATGCCTGCAATGGAAGGCGAAAGGGGGGTACGACGCCCAGCCCACGCCATGAGTCTCTTCCACCCACAACACTAAACGCCGTACCCTTGAAGATAGGTTGCCAAGGGTCATTCAGCCGTCAAGTTGGTTTCGGCGGTTTCCCGCCCAGCGATGCCCCAGCGGACGGCGGCGAGGAGGGCGAGGATTTCAGTATCGAGAGCGTGGTTGTCCTTCTTGCCCTGGGGGAGTATCCACATGGGCTTCCCGGTCCGCTTGTCCTTGATGCGGACTTCGGCGTTCAACTGTTCGACGTATTCGGGGGTGGCGTCGAGGGCGTAGGACCAGACGCGGCGGGCCCGCAGGCCGTGCAGGAGGTCTTTGCCTGCTGTGGCGCTGTGGACGATCAGGGTCGCCCGCTGCGGGATGCCAGGGACGACGATGGACTGCTTTTCGGAATAGAAGCGGCGGGTCGTGTTGCCGGTCTTGTCGGTCACGGCGAAGTCATCGGACCCTGAGCCCTTGGCGGTCTTCCAATTCCGCTTGGCGGTTTCGCGGTAGACCTCGGTCGTGTTGTCGCCGGAGTCGACGAGCACCAGCGCCTGATGCACCCCGTGCTGTTTGGCGAAGGCTTCGACGTTACCCCATGAGTCGATGCGGGCGAAGGCCATCAGTCGGCTATGCCCGGTCTTGGCCCAGCGCCGGACCGTAACCCAGAAGTGGCCACGCTGGACGTCGACCCCCATCGTGCGGAAAGGGATGCTTCCGGGGACTGCGTCCTTCTGGTCGACCACGCGGGCCTTCGGGGTGATGGCCGCTTCGGCGTCCCAAGGGTCGGACATCTTGTAGTTGGCGGCCTCGGCCAGCGCCACCATCTCGCCGCCCTCTTCGCTCCAAGGCATGGCCAGACGCTTCTGCTTGAAGATGCGCCGCGGCTCTTCGTCGCCGTATTGGTCGTTGGCTTCCTTGGCCTTGAGCATCAGGACGCCCAACTCGCCCCAGCTCATCGTCGCAAGGCTGTTCCAATGCAGGCCGATGTGCCCGGAGTTGGCGGCGACTGACGTGGCGACAAAGGTTCCCCTGGCGTTGGCCTCGAGACGGCTGGCGTTCGTGTCGGGCAGATGCGTCCGACAGGCAGCGCACTCGTAGGTCGTGCCCACGCTGACCTTGTGCAAGTCCCATGTGCCGGTCGACTTGGCGTCCTCGGGGAACCTGATCTGCTCCCAGACCCACGGCTGAAGGTGGTCGCACTTCGGGCATCTCATGTTCCAGTCGCGCTGATCGGTCGTCTCGTGCAGCTGATGGAACTCCTGCCCCGCCCGTCCGCCCTGGGATAAGAAGATGCGTTTGCCCATCCAGCCGAACGCCGTCACGCGTGCGCTCAGTTCCGCCAAGTGTCCGGGCGGCGCCATCCAACACTCGTCGGCGATGGTGTAACGCAGGGACAGTCGTTGAAGGTTGGCCTCGTTCCAGATGCCGCGGCAGTAAAGCGTCATGCGGTCGAAGTCGGCGGTCGTGGACCTGTCGAGGTCGTCGCCCGAAAGACGCGCCTTCACGGGCGGGCAGTTGTTCCAGACCGGGCGGAGGTAACGCAGGGCGAAGTCCTTGGCCTCGGGGTCGGTGGCCTGAAGGACCATCGTCGGGCCGGGAGCGTTGGCGATGATGTGGCAAGTCAGCAGGCGGGCGAACAGGGACTTGCCGGACTGGATGCTGGCGAGGACGGTCAGAAGTTTCGTCTCGGGATCGGCGGCGATGCGTAAGGCTTCGGCGACCCAAGGAGTTCGTTCGGACCTGAACGGCCCGGGCATCGGTGAGTCGGGGATGGCGAGCACGTTGGACTCCAGCCACTCGACGACATCGCCCGAGTCTGACGGACGCAGGACATCTCGACCGATGCGGAGCAGGTCGGCTTTATTCATACAGGCCGTGTTTGACCAGGTATCGGTGCAGGCGATCGGATGCCTTCGACCAAGTGATGCGTTTGTCCTTATGCCGGACTGTCGGCTTGGGCATCGGCTTGCGCTTGGACTTTGGCTTACGCTTCGTCATGGGTCGAAAGGTCGGCCTTCACGCGGCGCACCCAAGCCTCCAGAACTTTCACCGCCTTCGCAGGGTTTTCGGGGTTACATCCCTCTGCGACATCGAGGGCGAGTTTGTCGAGTCGGTTGACGATGCCGGCGGTCATGTCGCGCATGGCCTCGGTGGCCTCCTTGGCGGAGATGAAGTCCTTCGTGAGGATGAGCCGACGCTCCTGCTCTTCCTCGAGGGCGACGAGCGTCTTCAGCGAGGCGTTATAACTCGACTGGTACTTCCCCTGGTTCGGGTCGCCCCCTTCCATCGCGGCCTGCCAGACGCCACGCGCCCGACTGACCAAGGTCCGATGTTCGCCGATCGTGTCAGCCAGGGAGCCGTCATCGAGCTGCGCCGGGGCGGCCTTCGGTGCCGCGGCACGTTGCACGTTCGCCCGGGCTTCCCGCCACGCCCGAGCCGCGTCGATGCTGTCGGTCGGCATTCCTTCGCGTCGAAGGACCGAGATGCGTTGAGCCGTGACGCCGAGCGCCAAACCCAGTTCTGAGTTGGTTAGAGCCATGGTTTGTTAAACGGCCTGTTTTCGCACGGTGACCCCACGAAAAACCTCCGTGGTGTCGGGCCACGCGTGAAGGGGGTGGGGGTCTAGGAGACTCCTTAGTGGGGCTATATTGGCCTTATTCATCGTGCTTAGGGTGTGCGGCGTGGTCGTGCCTGCTTATGTTTGTCGCGTCTGGCATTCACATGAGGAAACATTCCGCACGCGTCAGAGTTCACGGCGCGTTGGATTTCCTTGGCCCGACTACGCAGCCAGAAGTGGGAGCGTCCGTACATCCTGCCGATCGTGCGGGAGTCCAGGCATCCGGGCAATGACAACGCCCAGCGTACCGTCTCGACGTGACGACGGAAAGGGAAGCTGTCGGTCGCGGCCAGCGCATCGATGAACCCCTTGAGCATGACGCCGACATGATCGCGGGAGATGAACGCCTCCGTCTCCTTACGCAGGTTGTCGCCGTCACGCGTCGACCATGCCGGATGATTGGCGTCCACTTGGAAGACGTGCCGAGACTGCGACATCTCGCGGTAAGGCAGCACGCCGTTCTCCCTCATCTTCTCCTGGAGTTTCTTAGGCTGTGAGAAGAACCACGCGTCAAACGACTTAGCCTCCTTGCCGGGAGCGCTGAGGTCATTGATGCTTGCCTTGGTCACGAGGTGTAGTGGAAAGGATATTACTCAGCGGGCAAGTGGCAAAGGTTGTGCCACATCCCATCCGTCTGGAAGTCTATCATGCCATGCCTACGCATCCGGTAGATCAGGGACGTCACCTTCCCTTCGTATTCGATGGCCTGGTCAATGTGTTCCCTCAGCTCCGTGGTGCTCATCGTCTTGGGCCATGTCTTCATCTCCTCCCTGATTGCATCGTTGTGTCTCTGCTTCTTGTCCGCCGCCACCTTGGTGGCCTGTTCGCGGATGGCCTCCATCTTCTCCGGCATCCTTGCCCATGCGGCCTTACGGACCTTGGTCCACCAGCGCTTCTTGGCCAGGTAGTTCAGTTGACCGGGAGTGAGGTTCCTTTTCATGTCGCTGATGCCTCCATCACAAGGGCGTCCCCTAGCGTAAGCGCAGGGGGTAAGCCCGTAGTACCCTTACCTTTAGGTAAGGACGGATGTTGAGTGGGATGTTGAGAGGGGGTAGACGGGTAGTCCATGGGCAGGGGGTACGGGTGTTGACCCTCAGTTGACCCTAAGACGGCGTGGCGACCCCTTAGCGGGGCTGGAATCGCTATTCCTTGGGGTGACCTCGGAGCCGTTCTGGGACGGGGGCTGGCTGTATTCCCAGCGGATGACCCCCTTCTCGGCGGCGTGGCGGATGTAAATCTCGCCCTTGAACTGGTTCTCATGGTCCTTCAGGCCGGCCCGGCTACGGCGCTTGGTCAGGCCGAACTTGTAGATCGGCTCTTCGCCTTGGCAGCGGAAGAGGACGGCGACCTCGCGGAACCAGTTGGTGAACTCGGAGGAGCCGAGGCCCGCGTAGGCTAGGTCGGCGGTGGTCTGGCCTTCCTTGTCGGAGGCGGCCTTGGGCTTCCCGGTGTGGTGCATGGCCACGAGGACGGCGCCTGTCTCGAGGAGGATGGGGGCGAGGTCATGGCGCAGGAACTTGGACGCCTGCTCCTGATCGGAGACGTCGATGCCGGCGAAGGACAGG